TTCAACCACAGATACTACTAGGGTCGCAGCAGTAGCGGGTTCAGAAAGTGCAGGTGCAGCTTTAAAGACAACTACTCAATGCAGAGTTAATTACGGTTTAGCAAATTCCACTGGTATGCGAGATTCTGCTGAGATGAATGTTTCTATTTTTAGATAAGGAGTAACAATGAAGATTATTTATACAAACGAAGATGGCTCACTAGCTATTATTCACCCTACACAAGAAGCTTTACAGCTTTTCCCAATTGACGTAATTGCACGTAAGGATGTGCCAACAGGACGACCTTACAAAATTGTAGAGGATTCAGAAGTGCCGATAGATCGAACATTCCGTGACGCTTGGACTGTAGATGAAGCAACTTTAACAGATGGGGTAGGCGAATGATTCAGGTTGATATTTTAAAAGCTAAAGAGATTGCACACGATAAACGTAGGGCAGCTCGTGCAGCAGAGTTTGCTCCGCTAGATATTCAAACAACAATCCCAGCAATGGCAGAACAGGCAGAAGCTAAACGAGCAGAGATTCGTGATAAGTATGATGCTATTCAAACGCAGATCGACGAAGCCAATACCGTTGATGTGCTGAGAGACATTATTACCCAGCTTTAGATATAACAACCCCGATCTAATTAAAGATCAGGGTTTTTTTATTTCCTGCTAAAAATGCTATCATCATTAAAACTGATATAGGTGTTTTAAATTGAAAGCAATCAAATCAATCAAGCAAGCAACCATGCGAGCTTTGTTTATCTTTGTGTCAATGCCTGCGGTCACGTGGGCAGGGATGAAAGTTGATAGCACATTGCAAGTTGATCAATCTATGGTTGTTAAAATCATCGCATTGTTCTTGGCTTCATTCTGTGGCGGTGTTTCATCAACATTTGTTAAGACTTCATTTGATGATGGTATGAGCTATCCGCGAGTAGCTAAAATTTGGATTGGAACATGTTTAGGGGCTTTTAGTGGTTTAATCGCCCTTGATCAATTCAGCTTTGGAATATTCAGCATTATCTTGCCAACATTCATTATTGCGTCACTTGGTGCGCCTATCATGGTGTTTTATTTAATGTGGCTAAGCAATCCTGAAACACAAGCTGAAATCAAAGAGCAGATTAAGCAAAAAGTTCGTGATAAATTTGGGGTGAATAAATGAAAATGACTAAAGGCGGGTTTGATATTCTGCGAGCCAAATTTGGCAAATTATCACAAAGCCAAGTTGATGCGATCAATTTCATTGTTGATGCAATGGATAAAGATAAAAGCATCACCTACCCACAAGGAGCATACATCCTTGCAACCACGTGGCATGAAACAGCAACCACAATGCTGCCAATCGCTGAGTATGGAAAGGGAAAGGGTAGACCATATGGAACGTGGCAGCGAAATAGTAAGGGTGAACTGTACGCCTACAAGAACGGCAATCGCAATACGGTTTATCTGCAAAGCGAGTACCCGCATTTGTACTATGGTCGCGGATATGTTCAATTGACGTGGATTTTCAATTATCAGCTTGCTAGTGAAAATCTTGGTCATGACTTCCTAAGTAACCCCGATGATGTAATGAAGCCTGAATACGCAGTCAAGATTATGCTAGAGGGCATGAAGCAAGGTTGGTTTACTGGCCGAAAGCTTTCCGATTATATCCATCAATCCAAAAAGGATTATGTGAATGCTAGACGCATCATTAACGGCACAGACAAAGCAAATCTCATTGCGGGTTATGCTGATACTTTTGAAAAAGCACTGCGGAGCTACTAATGGCTAAAATCGAATCAATTGCCCTAAATATTTTTGATGTCGCACAAACTGGATATGAAATTTATATCTCTACTGCACGCGCTATGGATTCACTTGAAAATAGTGGCATGAGTGGTAAGTCAAAACTTGAATCAGTTCTGTCGATGATTAAAGGCATGTTTATCGAAGTATATGAAAACTGGTCTTATTGGTCTGAGCTACTGATTAAATTTATTAGCTCGATTAAGGGTATTTATAATTTAGTGAAGTGAAAAAAGGGGCGCAATGCCCCTTGTTCTATTGTTTATCTACAAACTGATCATAACAATACAAAGCATTCTTAGCGCCTTGCATTAACTGGGTCAAGCCCTTTTGAATCTTAGGATCATCATAGGTCAAAGGAATCAACGATGATGGCACAGGCGGTTGTTTGCCTGCCTTTGCGTACATCGAATCTATGTAACCCTTGTGCACCATCTGTAGTTTTTCGACAAACTCAGGATTGTTTAATAGGTTTTTTGCTTGTTTACTCACCGCAGTTTACCTCTATTGCTTTGATAATTGATTCATAAGCAGGGTCGGATTCTTTGATGAACAATCCTCCGTGCATTAATCCTTTTCTATCCTTGATGTCGTCATAGGCGATTTGTAGGCACTCCTCTAATGTGTAGCCACATTTAGAAGCAATATTGTGTAGCAGACCAACAGAAGCGACGAAGCCAACATCAATATCATCCTCCTGCCCAGCCAAGAGAGATCCAAGTGTGCAACCAAGAAATGCAACTGTTTCCTTTAATTCTGATTTTATTGGATGGTGGTTAAAGTTGACTACACCCAAGAAATCTAAATCTATTTGTTTGGCAATAATTGTTAAAACAACTAGGCAATCCCCAATATCGTCCCGACAATCACGCCCTTTCCCTACATTATCAGCCAATTCTCCAAATTCAGAAAACAGCTTCATTGCTTGGTCGATTGGTTTTGAGCCTTTGATGATATTGCGATCATTTGCCCATTGCTCGATTTTCGCGATTAATTCATTCATTTATTAAATCTCCGTTGATCATCTTCTTTGCGTGCTTGGTATTCTGCACGTGTTTCTTTTAAATATTTTGGCAAAATGATGCCATTTGACTTTTTACTTCGTTTGGTTAAATACCATGTCGCTAGTAGTGCGACGAGCATCAAGACCACTAGCAGATATGTTGTTGGTTGGGTCATTTCACCACCCCCATCAATCCAATCTGCTGACGATTGCGTTTAACTGAAATCATACCCATAGCCATTAACTCGAATAAGAAATCTTGACCTTGCTCTAACCACTGCTTTAAAAACAATCTGTACCGCTGTTCGCAATAATCATTCATTTCCAAATATTCATCTTTGCCTTTTGTGATGGTTGCTTGCTTGCCGTTTTTCGTCATAATGATGACTTTCTTCTTTTCTGCAATGCCATGTGATCCGTTTTTCATCCACGACATAAATGCAAATAGAAGTGACTTTTTGATTTTCATTTATAGCTCCAGTTGTCAGAATGGCAGATCATCGTCGAGTTCTGCTTGTGGCTTCGGCTGTTGCTGTTGCGGTGCGGGTTGCTGCGTCTTTGGTTGCTGTTGCTGACCGCCACATAATTTAATGTCGTAAACGCGCTTGATCTCGAGATAGGTCTTTCCGTTATATTCGCGTGTTGATAGTTCACCGACAACCATCACTTGTTGGCCTTTGTTCAGGTAATCAACAAAGTTTGTTTTAGCTAAACCGTCCCAAATGCTAACGCTGTACCAGTTGGTTTGCTTGTTGTCGCCAAAGCCCGATTTGTCTGCTACTGAAAAACTCGCTACCGTTTTTCCATTTACGTCTTTTAATTCAACATCTTTGCCTAAATTGCCAATAACTGTTACTGTTGCCATTTGCTTAATTCCTCTTTTATGTATTGACTGCATAACGCTAGTCGGTTTAATAACTGTTGCTCTTTTACTTCATCACGTGCAATACGCAATGTTGAAACTCTGTATTTTAAATCCACATCCGACACTTCATGCCAGTGTTGCGGATCAGTCTTTTTGCGTAAATCTTCGGGCGTATCAACTAAACAGTATGCAAGTTCTGCATGGTTGACATCGTACAAGTGCATATATGCTCGTAGTTGCCACTCGTAAAGCTTGGATAGCTTTATATTGAGTGGAAGCGTAGCCTTGCTGTATGCCGTCTTAATGTCGATTACAAGGCTTTCGCTTGTGTCCAGTAGGTCACATTCACCTGTTAGATTTCCCGCTGTTACACGCTCCGCATTCTTGATGTAGAACGTGTCTTTTACTTCGTTGTATAGTTCAATGCTTTCGACTTCGCACTGAATGCCTTTTTGCAAAGTGAAAAAATCAAGATCCGCATCTTTCCAATTTAACAATTTTTGGCTGACCATCTTATCTAGGATGGTGATAGCCCCATCGGGTAGCTTGTCCTTGTCGGGGTAACTCATTAAATCCCCGACCATTGAAGCGCGGAAGATCATGCCTGTAGCTCCTTGCCTAGCAACATAAGTTGTTGCGGGTTCAAATCATATCGATTTAAAAATTCAGTCAAATCACGCTCTTTATTGTTGATTTGCTCAATTGCCGTTGCTAATTGCTTGTCAGAAACAGGTCTCTTAGCTGATTCGGTTTTTGCATTAACCGCAAAACCGTTGTTGTCGTCGTCCTGCGCTGTGGCAATGTTTAAAATACCGCAAATTGTGTAGCGCTTGCCGTAGCTGATCGCAGCGCCAATTGCCTGCATAGCGTTCATGGAGTTATTAACTGCTTTTGTTGGTAGCATTAACGATGTGCTAGTGCTGTGTCCATCCTTGTGCTGTAGCGAACAGTTCACGGTTACAGCGTCAAGACCGTCTTGGTTTGTGGTGAATGAAACACTAAAGCCGTACTTTGATAGAATCGGCTGAACAACCTTTACGATGTCCTCAAGCGGTGCGTACGATGTTGTATGCGCTTTCTTAGATTTCGCAATGACTGGAATTTCTTTAGACATCAAAGCAAAGTCATTGTTGTAGTTGATAACCGCTTGATGACGCATGAAGTCTTTTTGCATTTCTAGCAATTCACGTGCGACCGAAACATCAAAGTTTCCGCTTGTCACCATCTGCTGAATTACGCTTAACGCGCTTGTTTGTTCTTGAACCTGAACTAAATCACCCATGACTCTCTCCTAAAAAACCCAATAAAAACAAATTGAAAAAACAAATAAACCCATTACCAAACCGCCAATTATATTACCTTTCATCTTAAAACCTCCTAAACATGCCCCATCTTAAAAAGAATAGGGCGTGTCGTCTAATGAAAGATTTTTATACGTTATTGGTTATTTATAACGAATATTTTTCTGAGTGCTAGATTCCAACACATTGCAATACTGAACAAACTCAGCACGACTTTCATGCACAGCCTTTAACTGTGCTTTTAGGTCGTCAATTTCTATGGTGGCTTGGGCTTTGGCTGCTTGCCATGCGTCAAGCATGATGTTTTCTTCATAGGCAGTTATATCTAGATTATCAGGATGCGTTACTACCCATCTGCTAAAAGCTTCTTTACTGCTAATTAATTCACTCATTTCAATCTCTCCAGCGCAGTCGTTAATACCTGAATCGAATAAGCAACATCATCAAGTGTATTATCTTCTGATATTACGCATTGCAGGTAATCCTTAACATCGTCCAAGTTTTTAATGTAGCTCCCTGCCTCATGCGACTCTAAGTCTTTAATGCTTCTTTTCATCTCAACCCACACTCCGAACAATAATTATTTAAAAACACCGTGAATTTGTGACATAGCTTGCAATAGTCGGTCATGACGCAAAGCCCATAATGCCGATTAATGAAATAATCACAATGATGATTAAATAGATGGCTGTTTGATTTTTAATTTTCTTTTTAAGGCGTGCAACTTCATCACATTTACTGTGGTACTGATTTGTCGCATGGTTGCTATATTTTACAACCTTATCTATTTCACTATCCTTTTGATCGACAACATCGACAAACTTCTGCTGAGTTGTTTTTAACTGTAATTCAAGCTCATTCACTCGCTCGATGTGGTTTTCAAGCACCGCATTGCGCTTGTCTAGCACTTGGTTTTTGTATTCGACTTCTTTTTTCAAACTGTCATATTCATCCTTTGACACCATGACAGCATCTGCAATAGGTGTGTGCTTAAATTCAGATAGTAGCGCATTTACCTTATCAACAACCCTAGTCATTTGCTCAATCGTTGGGTTTTCTTGATGTAAAACTCGGCTGATATAGTTGCGATGATGGCCTAATTTTAGGGATAACTCTGAATTGCCTAGGTTCAATTGTTTTTTTGCTGCATCAATGATGCTAACCATTAGTTGTTTGTTCATGATTTACTCCTTTGAATATCTGCAATAGTACACTAATTTTTATAGTTTGCAATAGGGAATTTATTAAATTATACTAGCTAAAAATTGGAGCGAATTATGGATTGGCCGAAAGTAATTAAAGAAATATTAGAGCATCACAATATTACCCAGTACCGACTGGGTAAAATGACTGGTGTTTCTAAAACGCACATAAACCATCTAATGCTAGGGAAAAGAAAAGACCCTAGTTTCACTATTGGATTGAAGATTATTAACCTACATCCGAACAAAAAAGAGTATTTGAAATGAGTAAACCTGACGGAGCTACGCACTATTCCAAAAAGATGGATGCGTATTTTATTTTTGATAACGCATGTTTCATTTGGTGCGACTTAAAAGATGAGTGGATTGAGTTTAGTGCAATTGGGCATATTAGTGATTTGGAGGAGTTGAAATGAAATATCATGCAGTAAGTGGAAAGCATGTTCGGGTTGTGGATCTTCGTGAAACTGCTAAATATCTAATAGATGACTCTGGGGTTTATGGAAAATTCAAGAAAGTAGAAGGGAAGAGCTTTATAGCATCAAATTTTAAATTTAAAAATTGGTCTCACTCTGGGTATGATATTTATCCACTGAATCATGAACACCCTCT